ACAGGTTTAAATTATTTTAAATAGCGGTAGGTTACGTGTTACTTAAATACGGCAAGAGGTGAATCATGGCAGGACGACCGACAGACTGGAGTGAAGAAGTCGAGGATGCGGCATGGGAGTATGTGGATAATTACGCAGAACATGAGCATGCGTTCCCTAGTATCGTGGGGTTATGTAAGGTGTTGAACCGCGGAAAGTCAACTATTTACAAGTGGGCTGATGACGATGACAAACAATTTCGGGATATATTGGACGCAATTAAGGAAAATCAAGAGCTTGTTACGTTCAGTAAAGCTATGACAGGCGACTATAACGCCACTATAGCCAAGTTACTATTAGGTAAGCATGGATACCATGACAAGCAAGACAACACCCTTTCGGGGGTAGATGGTAACCCTGTAGAGGTTGACGTTTCATGGCAAGTCAATATTGTGGGTTAATTTATGCCTGATATGCAGCTACCTAGAAAGCTACTCCCTTTTATCCAAAAGAAGAAACGATTCAAGATAGCTATCGGTGGGCGTGGCTCAGGTAAGTCCATGTCTATTGCTGACATCTGTCTGATGGACGCACAAACCAAAAAGATCAAAACAGCTTGCTTCCGAGAGTTTCAAAACTCTATTGACGACTCGGTTCACTCATTACTTTCTGATGAGATAGAAAGGTTAGGGTTAAAAGGTTTTGAAATACAAAACAATAAAATCCTTTGTGGCGAGCATGATGCGTTTAAGTTTAAAGGTTTAGCTAGGAACCCTGAGTCAGTAAAGTCCATGCATGGCTTTGAGCGGTTTTGGGTAGAGGAAGCGCAGACAATAAGCAGTAAGTCATTAAAGGCTTTAACTCCTACTTTACGAGAGGCTGATTCCGAGATATGGATGAGTGCCAATCCTCAAAGCAGCGCAGACCCGTTTAGCCAAAGATTTATAAAACCTTTCGAGAAAGACCTAATTAAAAACGGTTATTATGAAGACGACCTCCATTTAATTATAGTTATCAATCATTCCGATAACCCATTATTCCCTGATGTGCTTAGGCAGGAAATGGAGCATGATAGGAAAACCCTATCCACTGCTGAGTTCTTGCATATATGGGAGGGTCAATTTAATGATGAGGTTGACGGATCAATCATACCTGTTGACTGGTTTAATGCTGCAATAGACGCTCACTTGGTGAAAGGGTTTAAGCCTACAGGTGCATTAATAGCATCATTTGATCCCAGTGATGAGGGTGGTGATGCTAAAGGGTACGCACTTAGACAAGGCTCTGTTGTTCTTGATGTGGCAGAAAGTAATATCGGCGATGCTAACGAGGGTTGTGATTGGGCAACAGATAGAGCGGCTGCAGCTAATGCCGATTATTTTATATGGGATTGTGACGGCCTCGGCGTTTCATTAAAGCGTCAGGTGTCTGATTCATTCAACGGAAAGAAGATAGAGCATGAAATGTTTAAAGGTTCTGAGGCTGCAGAAAACCCAGAAGAGAAGTATCAGGACGGCAAGCCAAATAAGCATACTTTCAAAAATAAACGTGCTCAATACTATTGGCGACTAAGAGATAGGTTTTACAATACCTATAAGGCAGTCACTAAGGGTGAGTATATAGACCCCGATGAAATGATAAGCTTAAGTTCAGATATTAAAGATATGGACGTACTTAGGTCTGAGGTATGTAGAATACCAAAGAAACCCAACAATAATGGTATGATACAGATTAAAAGCAAGGTAGATATGGTGTCGATGGGGATACAAAGCCCTAATATGGCAGACTCATTAATGATGGCTATGTTTATTCCTGATGTAGCCGATGAAAATATAGCAATGAACTACAAAACTCCATGGTGAGACAATGTTAGATTATAAAGATATTACAGTTGTTAACGAGCAGCTAAAGCAATCACAAGATGCCGACTCTGACCAGCGCGACATGGTGAGAGGGGAGCGTGACTTTCTTTACGTTAAAGATGGTCAATGGGATCCAACGACCAAGAAGAAGATGGGCGACAAATACCGGGGCACGTTTGATAAGTGTAACGTGGTTGTTAATGGTATCGTCGGTGAAATGGATGCAGCAAACTTCGATATCAAGATACGTCCCAGTGGTGGTGAAGCCACAAAAGAGCTTGCAAAGACTTATGACGGGTTGATCCGTAACATTGAGACTATGAGTAATGCCAGTCGTGTTTATGCAAGTGCTGGACGCGATATGGTGGCTACCGGCCTTGGTGGCTGGGAAGTCAAGATGGATTGGATCGACGCTGATTCATTCGATCAGGATTTTGTTATTGACTGGATTCCTGACTACGTTAACCGGGTATGGTTTGATGCTGCTTCGATACAGCAAGACGCAAGTGACGCACGGCATGTGTTTAGTTTGGATAACTTATCGCCTGACGAATACGAAACACAATTCCCTGATGGCTCTAAGCAGTCAATTGGCAGTGATAGAGCTTACGATACGTTTGAGAATAAACCGGATTTTATTACTGTTGGCCGTATTATCTACCGCCAACCGATTACTAAAAAGTTGGTCCAGATGACTGATGGCTCAGTATATGAGCGGGATGAAGAATTTGAGTCTATCGTCGATGATCTGGCAGAGCAGGGTATTACGGTAGAGCGAGAGAGAGATAAAAAAAGCTATAAGATTGTTAGCCGCTTATTTGATGGTGGCGCTTTCTTAACTGACGCACAAGATACAGTATTCAAAGATTTGCCTATTATTCCTACTTACGGGAATTTTAATGTTGCTGATGGCAAGGTAATCTACAAGGGCGCTATCCGTGATCTAATGGATGCACAACGAGCATATAATACGTTTAGATCGGCAGAGGTTGAGAATGTAGCGCTATCACCACCAGATGCGCTATGGGTAAGCAGGCAGCAAGCTAAGGTGCCTGCGGATCTTGCGGCGATGGAGAATATGTCGGTAAGCTCACAAAGAGCTTATTTCTACACTCCTGACCCAATGGCACCCGGTATTCCGCAACGATCAGGCGGAGCAGTTATACAGCCGGGCGTACAGCAAGCAATACAAAACAGCCTTGATGATATATCAACCACGGCGTCACGTTCATCTCTTGCAAATGGTGAGGGTGGCGGCAATATGTCTGGCGTTGCTATTCAATCACTACAGAACAAGATGGACACAGGCACAATTCATTACTTTAGGCCGCAAGAGGTCGCTATTTGCCGTACAGCGGTAGTTATAGTTAATGCCTTGCCTGGTGGTTACGACTCAACAGCACAGAAGCGCATGCTGAATGAAGATGGCTCTTTTGAAATGATCGAGCTGAATAAAAGCGTTGTTGATATGGCGACAGGTCAAACGGTTAAGCTTAATGATTTAACGCAGGGTAAATACGATGTTACTTGCAGTGTTGGTAAAGCGTTTAAGAATCGTCAACAGGAGTCAGTAGAAGCGTTTGCACAGTTGAGCCAATTTATACCGGGCTTTGGTGAATTAACAGCGGATCTACAGCTTAAGAACATCGAAGCGCCTGGAGCTGATTTAGCGGCTGAACGTATACGCGGCAGATTAATCCAAAGCGGCACTATTCCAGAGTCACAATTGACTGATGAAGAGCGCGAACAAATGCAACAGGCTCAACAGGCGGCAGCACAACAGCCACCAGAGCAAACGCCACAGGATAAGATAGCAGACGCAGAAGTTGACAGGGTTATAGCTGAAACGGCCAAGATTAGAAATGATGGAATATTAAAAAACAATGATCAGATCATCAAACAAGAAAAGAACTTGATGGATGCAGAGCATAAAGCGGAGAAGCTATCGCTAGACGAGCTAACCTTGTTGTTAAAGCAGCAGGCACAGCAATCTAGCGAACAGCAAGCTATGAACAAGGCTATGATGGACGGCCAAGCTTCTATTATTGATAACCTTAACACTCAAGCCAATACGCTTAAGATATTAGGTGAGTCAATGGGAGCTGATGCAATCATAAGCCAAGCAGGTGTGGAAGCTTATGGGCAGCAAGCAGAAGCTATAACCGAACAACAAGACGATATGGAAGAAAGGCAAATATAGCGTTTGTGGTATAAAGTGACAATAAGCCTCTTGATTGGGGCTTTTATTGGTGTATACTGTTAAACACATTAACAGAGGGTTGGTTATGTTTAAAATGTTTAATTGGATGAATGCCAACAAGTTACCGATGGCGTGTACAGGTGGATATTTAAAAGATATTGCCGACAAAGAGCGCAGAAAAAAAGAAGCGCTTACATCGGCCAAGAGTTTTGCCGAAGATTTTTGTAATGAGTATCATGTGTTAAAACAATTCTTTGACATGAAGCCAAAAATAGGAAAGTTTGGAGTGTGCAAAAGAGACGATGAAAATACAAAAATAACATTATCAGCGGACTTTATAAAAGGCGTAAAAATTACATTTTACGTCTCCCATGAAGGTATAACAGGCTTTGAGTTTACGGAGGAATAAATTATGACTAACGAGCTAAGCAAAAATGAAATACGGTCTTACATTGAAAAGCTTGATGCTAATAATAGGGAAAGCAAAGCTAAAAGTGATCCTATCGAAGAATGGGATGAGTCAGTGTCGCCACCAAAGCGCCCCGACTTTATTCAAGAAATTTTTGACGATATAGAGCTTATTCAGGATGAAGCAGAAAAGAGAATGGCTAATTTTTTTATTAAAGACGGGGTGGAAATGGATCATGACTAACGAAATGAAGCTACTAACAGCACTATGTGATGCACTAGGGTTTGATGTTGAGATGTCGCTAACCAACCTAAAAGAACTTGACGCTTACGAAGTATCATTAAATAAAAGGCTTAATGCACCCATAAATACTGTTTACTATATGGAGCTTGATGCCGTTAAGCCTATATACGAATACAAGCTAACCAAGAGGGTTGTCGATGCCGAAATGGAGTGGGCAAAAGATGCGGGTATTTTAGATGAAAGTGGAAAGCATAAGTTATGAGTAAAGGCAGCAAGCAAAGGCCAACAGATAAAGATAAGTTTGACGCTAACTTTGATCGTATATTTGGCGGTAAAAGTGAGCTTATGCAAGAGGCTATAAGTGGAGACTTGATCGGGTATGTGGCCACAGAAACCATAAAGAGACTAGATGCTACTGATGGCGACATGATATCTATGAGGGATATACGTAAAGCTAGAAATGCAATTTTCGAGGGCAAGAAATGAAAACATTTACAGCGCGAGACTTTAACGAGAAGCGGCAGCAAATACGCGAAGCTATCAAAGAGGGTGGCTGTTTTATCGAGTATAAGCTGGCAAGTAGAGAGCCTGACTTTAAAGCGGTTATATTGCCTATTGAGGCTTATGATGAAATGCTGTTAATAGCAAACGCTTTCCCTATGGCATACGCAGAAGAAATGGAAAGTGAGTTGTTAAGCTTTAACGCTAGAAGGCTACTAAGTGATAATAGTAGTAAAGGAATGATAGCTCCAGCAAGTAGAGCCAACGATATCATTGAAAAGTAACATTAAAATAACCTATAAGCCGCTTAATTGCGGTTTTTTTGCGTCTGCACTATAGCTTTTGCCTATCTGTTAAACGGTTTACATAAATAATAGCTATGTGATAATAGGGTATAGGTACGCGGATAATGGCGGTTTGGTTTATGAGTTCTATAACAATGGATAGGATTAGGGAGCTTTTTATATATAACGATGGCGACCTAATGCGTAGGCTGGATGGCAGCCTGTTTGGTGGTGCGAATAATATTGGCTATGTGGTAGGAAGGGTGGACGGAAAGACGCGTCTTATCCATAGATTGATATATCTTTATCATCACGGTTTCCTTCCTAAAGCTATAGATCACATCAATGGTGATCCAGAAGATAATAGAATTGATAATTTACGCGCTAGCAATACTTCGGAAAATAGGTGGAATAGTAAAACTCCGTCAACAAATAAAACTGGGGTTAAGGGTGTAAGCTACAGAAAAGATAAAGGTAAGTATTTAGCAAGAGTTGAGAAGCACGGAAAAGAAGTGTATTTGGGATACTTCGACAATATTGATGATGCGGAGCTTTCAGTAAGAGCCGCAAGAGATAGCCTGCACGGTAAGTTTGCTAGGCACGTATAGTTTTATAGCAGTATGTTACGCGAGCATCTCGCGGCTAAGTAAGGATTTACACTATGAGTGAGCTACAAAGCGAAGACAGCGGTATTACCTTTGACGAACCAGAAGCACAAGAAGAGCAGACGGTAGAAGCAGAGCAACCCGAAGTTAACGAACCGTCGGCATTAGCCCCCGATAGCCCTGTAGAGGGTGAAGAAAATACAACGGATAGCGTAGAACAGGAAAATACTCAGGAGTGGCACGAAAAGAGAATCAATAAGATAACCTTTAAGCGCCGCCAAGCAGAGCGGGAACGTGATGCATTAAGGGAAGAGAACGAGAAATTAAAAGCTGGTTCGCAACCTGTTTTATCAAATGTCGATATTCCCCCTATTCCCGACTCGTGGGATGAAAATTACGAGGCTAAGATACGGGAACGAGACACAGCTATTCAGCAGAAAGCCCGATTTGAACACTCTGAATCTCAGAGATTAGCAGATCAGGCCGAAGCACAACGAAAATCAGAGCGGGAGCATTTTAACCGACAGCAAGAATTAAGCGAAACATTAGCGTCTAGCAGTAAAAAGCTAGGTATTGA